TAAACGTAAACAAGTTTTTGTAACTCTCCAGTTATTTTTTATATTATCAGGTCTTTCCCATTTACCACTTTCATCGTGAACTAGTAAATTTAACTTTTCACCGTCGTAACTATTATCACCTGTATTTTTCCAATCTATAGTAGTATCTAATCCCTGCATATCATCAACTTCCTCTCTTTCCCTCATTTTTTTACGAGTAAACTTTTTTGCAGGCACCCTGTAAGCGAGCTCGGACTTTGGTCGGTCCATACCGTCCTGTATTGGCTTGAAGAAGAATGGGTAATTTAAACTAATAGGTACCACCTTGTCTGTAAACATCTTTTTAGCGTCGGCACCTGTTTTAGATAATATACCAAATCTACTATCACTAGCTAATGTAGCTAAATTAACAGTTTCAGCTGAACTCATAAAAGAAAAACCAGAACGTCTATTTTTTAAATAACACATTCCATAACTTCTTTTATCCGCCTTACAAGCTTCCCAGAATATAAAGAACAATCTATTTGCTTCTCTAAAATCTGGAGCACCAACATCTATCTTACTCCACTGTAAATACATATAGTGTGTTCCTGTTATATAAGTTGGCTTTCCGTTATTCATAAACCAAAAACCTTCCTCTCTTCTCTTAAACTCTTCGTCTATATATCCATAATGTTTTTCTTTAAAATCATCTGGATATGCTTGCCAATCAAACACTGTTTTAATTCTTTTGAAATCAGGGTTTGGAGGAAACTGTTTCCATTTCTGCTTTAACGTGTTATCGCTACAAGAGTATACTTCTTTAGGTTGTTTAGGTAAAGCTATTTTTAAGCCCTGTATATCAACCACTTCACCTATCATACCAGTTTTAGATATTACAACAATATCATTTTCTTTGTTATAACCATACTCCCACTTTCTAGACTTATTAAGTCTCTTTATGGTAGTTAGTTTTACTGGCTCAACTATCTTGTATAATGTTTGCTCGTAACTCATCTTGATCTACCTTCAGCGAAACCCTTGAAAGTATTTTTCTTTTCTTCTTCTATAGGCTTACCTTCTAACATAGCCTCTTCTTCGTGGATTCTGTTTAATATTTCAAACGCATCGAATATAGCTAACTTTTTTGTAGCTGCAGCATTCTTTAATCTATCAGCTGATATATCTTCGTCTGAATCAACTATTTCTTCTCTAGCAACCTTAATTAGTTCTTCAACTGCTTTGTGCCCAGCTTGGATTATATTCTTCTTCGTTTCCTTGATATTCATATTTAATTGTAATAAATTTATTTAAGACTCTATATAATCTTTTTCCTTCAACAACAAATTCATACTCACTATTAGGTGTAAAACCAACTAAAGAGTTAATATTAAAACTACCATCAGTATACTTTATGATACCAACAAGAGGTTGTTCGTGTTCGCTTGAAAATTCATTATTAGATTTTATAGGTTGAACAAAACTATAACCAGGCATAGCTATCCAATTTTTTCTTTTATATAAATATATTTGATCTTCTGATATTATATATTTATTTTCTTTCCAATAAGATCTACTATTTCGCTCAACACCTTTAACATCGTGCCACCTTCTAAATATATTATGGTGCACTATTACTTCATCACCTATATTTAAAGGTGATTGAAATAATAGTGGAGTAGCGATTACTTTTGCTTTTCTATTTATATATTGGTGATTAAAAATCTCAGTGTTTAATATCAACTCTTTATCATCCACCTTTTTAGTGTTATTATATCTTTCTCCAATAGGTGAAACAATATAATCTTTATAAGCTCTCATTAATACTCTAAGTTATACTCTACTGATATAGCCATATTTTTATTAAAATCTTTCCAAGGTATAACTACCTCTGCTTTTCTAATGTAAATACAGTACTTATCTTCCTCTTCTATTATATCACAAATCTTGTGACCACCATAAACCTCTTGGTCTACCGCGTAGTGCATTGAATCGTTTTTATAATCTTTACCTATAGTAATCTTTCTGATGATATTATTTTTCATCACCTTCTTCTTTGGGATAATTAATAGTACCATCTGTTAAGTTAACATCATAAGTTCCATACTCCTTAACAAGTGTGTCTTGTAGTAAAGTTATTTTGTCTTGAGTTACAGCGAGCTCGTGTAGTGCTTTGTGTTTCTGAACTTCTACTTTACCAATATTAAATTGTATAGTATTTATAGCGTTAACTGTTTTTTGTAAATCTGATAAATGTTCATCAGATATTTTTTCAACCTTTTGTTTAAGGTCAACTACCTTTTCTTTTGCCATTTTATTTAATTTTATTTAAGTTAATTATTTGTTTTTATCTTTCAAAGTGTAGATTAATTGTAATTGGACTGTAGTTATGTATGTAATCATCATTTACAACAGCGTTTTCCGTAGTTGCATCCAATATTATAGTGTTAGCATCTGGCATTGACTTTATAGTACCTAGTGTTCTAGTAGTACTATGATCAGGTGTAGCTATGATAACATCTCCTGGTCTAAGACTTAATCTAGGATCAGCACCGTCAACCGTGAATGTGTCTCCATCTAAAGTACCATTGTTAATTCTTATAAGTGATCTATAGTCAATCGCACCTGCAGAGATACCTCCTATGTAGATCTTATCATAACCTACATTTGTACCGGAATCAGGTTCACCTTGAATAACAATTGTTGACGGTACAGTTCTTTTAAGAACAGTAAATGCCGTGCTATCTATATGAGATTCGTGTGTTTCCCATGAAAGTGAGTCTAGAAAGTTCAATAGATGACCGCCATAATTAGTGTCTGCCACTGTCGCATCGTTGAGAGGACCTAAAGTTGGAGGCGCTTCACCTCTTAATGTTTTTGCAAACAAAAGTTCAAAACGAACAGCTTGCATAGTAGCGGCAGTATCAGATCTAGGTCGCATTTCTACTGATGCGCCTATTAATCTACTGGCTCCTTTTGGTATATCAAAAGCGTACCAATCAAATAAAACATCATTATCACCAAAAGGTGCCCCTTGGCCAGCTGTAATAGGTGGTATCGTAGGCTTTGCGGTTATTGTAAAATATTTTCCCATTTTATTTATTATTTATTTTGTTGTTCATTCTTTTTTGACGATCCGCCGAAAAAGAAATCGACTACCGTATTAACTTTTGCGCTCATTGCGCCAAATATTGTAGAGATAAAACTTATCTCAAATTCTCCCATGTCTATATCTCCCATTACGAAGAATCTAAACATCATGAAGCTTAATCCAAAGTACGCGATTGTGAATAACGTTGCAAGTATCTTTTGAATAATCGCATCGTCTTTATACATATCCCTAGCGCTCTTTCGGTCTTCGACCTCTTGTTTAAAGGCTTCTTGTTCGGCTTCGAGTAATAGTCGTTTAAGAGCAAGCTTAGCTTCATCTCTTTCTTTGTCTGTTGTAATAACTTTGTCAAGTATTCCTTCTGCATTTTCAACTACTTTGCCGAATAAGCCACCTACTATTTTTCCTATCATCTATTATTGTCTTTTATCATATCATCGATAGACTTATTCATTACCTTATCGGTGTATGACTTGTTATTAAAAAAAACACTCTTTTCTGATGTTGGTAAATCCTCTTCACCTAAGAGTATTCTGTAAATTCTACTTATTAAGTGCGAACACTTAAAGGAGGTTTTGAATATAGAATATTTGATGGTTGTTCTGTTTCTGTGTCTCCATGCTTCGATCCAACCATTCCTCCTTAATTTCTCCCAACGGTTCTTATCCCAACTCATGGTGTATGTTCCGTCGATAAATTCTTGACGCGTAAATCTTCCTTTACAATCTAAGTAAATCAGTAATTCAAGATCTGCATCTGTTAACCCGTAAGTTTTACAGGCCCATTTTCTAACGAGCCTGTAATACTTAAAGATTTGTAAATCACGTAAATCGTGACTAGTTAATCGCATTTATTATGATGCGTCAACAACTGCTATTGATGCACAAGCCTCAATATCTCCTGTTAAAAACTTAGAGTTTTCACTATCAGCAACAACAATAAAAGGAGCATTAATAGCGTTAGCGCTAGCAATAGCTCCAGCAATAGCCTCCATAACTTCTTTGTGTTTACCAGAAGTAATAGTAAGTACAGCGTGAGCGCTGTCTACACCAGAAAGATCTTGCTCTTGATTAGAGTTAAAATAAACTCTCATTGAAGTTGCTGTCGCCATCTCCATATGAGATAGTTGGTCCGCAGGAAAACAAACTACTTCTTCGTCAGCAGCTGTTCCCTCAGGAGTAGCACTTGCAAAATATAAAAATTTTTTCATTTTGTTAAATTTTTAAGATTAATAATTAATTGATTTTGATTTTTTGTCATTGGGTTTTGGTTTATAGTTTACGTATAATCTACTTTAATAGTAATTACACGTTTTTATTAAATAGTAATTATTCTACTATAACTATATCTCTAGCGCGTATAACTCGATACATAGTATCATTATAAGCTATGTCATGTCCTGATATAGCGTCATAGTATATACTATCACCTTGTTTAACTACTTCAACCATATTTCCTACAGATACAATGTTTGCTTTTCTATATCTGTTTGTCTCATCTGTTTCATCTGTTAATATAAGACCTCCAACTTTCTTTGGCCCTTCTTTTATTATATCAACTATTACGTAATCGTTAACTGCTTGCATTTTCTACTCTTATATTTGATATTACACAATCTGCTGACATCACAGTTAAAGCTACACTCACAGCGTTTTTAAGTGCAGACTTAGTTACAAGCACTGGGTCTATAATTCCCTCATCTATCATTTTAACAAAACTACCAGTTATAACATTACATCCATAACCCTCTTTCATACCTGTATTAAGTTTCATTCCAGCATTATCCATTATAGCTTCAAATGGTGATGATAAAGCATTTAACAATACTTTACCAGCATCGCTGGTCGAAATTTTTTGAGAAGCATTCAGTAGTGCAACTCCGCCTCCAGGAACAATACCTTCTTGTAATGCCGCTTTTGTAGCATATATAGCATCTTCAACTCTATCTTTTTTCTCCTTAAGTTCAACCTTAGAGTTTGCTCCAACTCTTATTATGCCAACGCTACCAGATAACATAGCTAGCCTTTCTTCTAATTTCTTTTTTATATATCCACTTTTTTCTTTAGCCAACTTATTATTAAGCTCATCTATTCTATTTTCAATACCATCTGTCATACCTTCAAGTGTTAATACAGTATGCTTGTCATCTGTAACTGAAAACTCAGCTTCACCTAAATGTTCTGGTTTCATAAGATCTAAATCATCACCTAGCTCTTCGTTTAACACAGTTGCTCTAGTTAGTATAGCTAAGTCTTCTGTGGCATCTTTCTTAGTAGGACCAAAGCCTGGTAAGTCTATTATGTTTACTTTTATATTGCCTTTAACTTTGTTCATCATTAGTGCCGACTTTACTGACTGTGCTACTGGAGCTACTATAAGTAAAGATCGGTTGTTTTTTATAACATACTCTAATATAGATTGTATTTTACGTATATTAGGTATTTCAGATGAACATATTAATACTAGTGGATTATCTAGTTCACATGTATGCTTATCTGTATTTGTTACAAAATGAGGTGATGTTATACCACACTCAACTTTAACACCATCAACAACATCTACATATGTACTCTCTGATTCACTTTCTTCCATAAGCACAACACCTTGTTTACCAACCTTATCATAAGCTTCAGCTATTATAGCTCCTAGCTCTTTATCGTTGTTACAAGATATAGCACTTACAGACTTAAGCATATCACCCTCAACGTCTATTGCTATATTATTTAAATAGCTAATGACACTATCTAGTGTTTCATTTACTCCATCTTTAATTTCTCTGATTGTAAGACCATCTGCGACCGCAGTGTCTATTTGCTTGATTAGTGCTTCTGCTAGGACTGTAGCGGTTGTTGTTCCATCTCCAGCGTCTTTGACTGTATTTCTAGCAGCTTCTTTTATGAGTGTTGCACCCATATTCTCAACCGGATCATACAAGACTACGCTCTCTGCAACGGTTACACCATCTTTTGTGATGACCGGTTTGCCTCTCCCATCTTCGTAGATAACACATTTTCCTGATGCACCTAACGTAGATTTAACGGCTTGGGCTAATTTATTAACTCCTTTAATTACTCTATCTTTAGCTTCACCTCCAAAGTCGAGGTTCTTCACCAAATCACTTGGTAAGTTATATTCCATATGTATTTTATTTAATTAAATTATTGGTATATGTGGTATGTTATTATTTATTTTTTTCTAAGAGTTTTAGTACTTATTTCTCCAGTTTCAGTTTTAAAATTAAACTTATAAATACCATCAGCTCTTTTTTTGTATTCTTTGTTTTTAATAGCTTTATTAACAGCATCTAAACTTTCATATATCTTTCCAGTATAGGTTTTTTTAGGCTTGCTATTTGATTCTGATTTTTTATAAAACGGTGTAAAACCTTTCATTCTAAATGCCATAGTTCTATGTTTTTATTGTTTAAGCTATTCTATCTCCGTAGTTATCGAATTTAGCTCCTCTTCTTATTTGTCTTTTTTTCTTTCTTCTCTTTTTGTCAATATATTTTTGGCGATCACCTTCTAGTGCTACACCTCTAGCTCTTAGGTTTTTCTTACCCATACCACCAAAGATTTTGTAATCAGCTAAACCCATCTTGTATTCACCATCCACATTTTTCCCTAGAGTTGATTTACCAAACAATGTTGGTATTTTAACTTTTTCTTTAGAAGACAAACCTGTTACTCCTCTTCTTTGATCAACCTTTTTTCTTCTTTCATCAGCTTTAGCAGATGCTTTACCACCAACTCTTTCACCAGGTCTGCTACCATAACCACTACTTGGTTTTCCACCACCAAATAATTTTTTTGGAGATGGTTTTCTAGGAAATGGTGCGTTTGTTAATTTGAATGCCATAGTTTATTCTTTTTCTGCATTAATTGCTTCTTGTTCCCAAGGATGATCCGGATGGCCTTCAGGTAATCTACCTGCTGGGCCATCGATCATACCATTTTTTCTAATATATATTTTATCTTCCCACATCACCCAATTATCACCATAATCTGATCTACCTGATTGCATTTGATCGATGTGTGCCTGTTCGTGTTTGACAGCTCTATTGTATAATTCGCTGTTAGGTTTAACGCTTTCGTCAATATATATAGTTCCATCATTATTAGCCTCTGCTACTACGCCTTCTTCAAGCCTTTTTTTAAATACCATAGGCTTCCTTGATGGAATATTTGGAGTATTATTTCTATTTCCTAGTTTAAATGCCATTTATTTAAAAGTTTTTACAACCTTTGGGCCTTTAACGTACTCTAATTTCTTCTCAAAGTGCTCAACACTGCCGTTTATTGCAGCTTCTGCGCCTTCAAGAGTCTCTCTACGCGTAATATCTACCCAAGATTCTTGATTATCGGGCTTATTTACCTCTGTTTGGTAGTACCCGTTAGGTAATTGTGTAATTCTCCAGTTCTTTTTGTCAGCTAAATGTCTCCACTCATCTAATTGTTTCTCTGAAATTTTCGGTTCTGTAGTATACGAACTACTTTTATAGTATATGTATGTCATATCGGTTTTATTTATTTGGTTATTAATTTGTTTAATTGGTTATTGGTTGTTAGATTTGAGCATCGCCACCACGATTTGTCCATTTATCTCTTAGTGAGCTTGCTTTATTCCCCGCCCAACTTTTTATTTTTGCTCTATTTTTCCAAGCATGCTTGCCTAGTTTATAAACATCTCTTGCCATCATGGCTTGTCCTACACCAGGTATTGCTCTAGCACCTATTTTAGCCGCTACTTTAAGACCTCCTCTTAAGGCGGCTTTTTTACTTACATTTTTTAAACCAGCCGTTGCTGCCTTTAACCCTGCTTTAGTGGTTATTTTGCTTTTTATTTTTTCTCCCACCTTAGAGTCTCTAACACTCTTCATTTTATCTTTTATACCAGCTGCTTTACTTTTAACACTAGATAATTTATCCTTAACACTAGATACTTTGTCCTTAACATTAGCCACAGAAGCAACTTTCTCTTTAAGTTTATCAGTGACAGCAGTAGCGTCAACCTTTTTATTAGGAGACGCTACACCACTTAGTTTTCTAAATTCAGGCTTATTGCCAGATCTTAACTTAAACATGTTTATTATGAATTAGCTCTGTTAAACACAAAGTACTCAATGATAGCACCTGAAGCACCATCAGTTGTTAAATCCATCGTGTAATCAAATGGAAAGAACGCAAATTCACCTTTTCTTAATGTAAATAATCTCTGTACATTACCATCAGTAGCTAAATCTGCTGCTGCGTCATCATCTGGTTCAATTCCAATGTAAACATCTAGATCAGATGCCGATGCATTTCTACAGTACACAAAGCATCCGTTTACACCCGCTACGTTCGATCCTATATCTTCTGTACTACCATCTATTATCGTGAAATGATCAGTTGCACTAGCAAAAGTGTGCGTCTTTGCAGATATCAACTCATCTACTGTTAATCTACCACTATCATCTGGAGTAGCAGAAAGTGATAACGCAACACTTAATGGTCCAGGATCCGTCGTTGCACTAGAAGCATTGGATGTTAGCGTAAACACTGGTTTTATATATTTACTCATTTTTATTTATTTTAAAGCTTTAATTATACGACACTTTGTCGCTATTCTACAGGAAAGATAGTTACATAGAAGTAATGATATTTACTACGTTGTAAATATAGAAGTATAGCCCTGCGCCACTCTCACCACCCTACCACCCCCTTCCCCAAAGCCCATCCTTCAACCCAGCCCCCATCGTCCACCGCCATATCTCTCTACCATTTTCGCATTACTACTATACTATCTATCTATCATCGTATCTACTATGTAACTAATTATTTATTATATTACAGTCTCACTACGATAACATTAAGATAATATAAGTATAACTAATAAATAATAATACTATGATATTAATAATAACACTTCAAACAATCGGATTACTATTTACAATGTATACATTAACAAAGTAAATACGATAATGAATAGATAATATAACTAAATAATAATACTAAAATATAATTGATATGACACTAAAAAGATTTGTAATAAGAAAATCCTTAATAGGTAAAAATGAAGTAATAACATTTGTAAATAAAAAAGGCGACAAAGTAAAGTATAATCACGATGAAGTATACAATGCTCACAAAGAAAGATTTGAAGCAATGAACTGTTTTGCTAAATACAAATCATATACTAATACTAATAATATGCCAGCATTTTGCCGAGACTTACAAATAACTAACTAAGTCTCGCAATTTGTAGTGTGACAATTGCCTGTTACTTATACTTTAGTATTAAGTAGCTAATGTCACAGTGTATAAAAACTAAATTGTACAAGTAGACAAGTGGCGGAATAACAGTTACTAATAATTATAACAAAAACAAAACTACTACTTTTACAAACTAAAAACGAATAAGTAAAGATAATATAAATATAAAGTTAATAAAATGGAATTTATAATAATAGTCACAATGTGGACAATAGTAAAAATCGCTGAGAAATTAGCTAAAATTGAAGAGTAATGATAGATTTAAAAACACTAGACAAAGAACAATTAAGCTTACTAATACATAATTGTAATGTATATGGAGTAAAGCAAGAAATAAAGCAAAAGTATATCGATGAGTTAAACTCTCGAAATGAAGAGTAATTGTGAGTCGTCACAATATAAATACGAACAAGTGTAGATAATATAAATGTAAACTAAATAAAATTAATAATTATGGCAAATGTAATAGAATCAAAGAGATTTGTAGTAAGACAATCTCTAGTCGGAAAAAATGCGACTATAAATGTAACTTTCAAAAATGGTAAAACAGCAACTTATAATCATGACAAAGTGTTTTCACTTATGAAAGATAAGCTAGAAGCGATGGCATGTTGGGCAAAGTACAAGTCGTACACTGCAAGTAATAATTTACCAATGTCGGTAAGAAATGAAGACATAGCTTAATGAAGTTACGTATAGAATTCAACGATGGTAAAACATTTAACCACTACGCACTCGTTGTATTCAAAGTAGGTTTTCAAATAACTTATTTGTGTAGTGGTTTGTTGATTTTTTCTCTAATGTTTATGAACTTTAGTCAACATTTTCAAGAAATCGGACCAGAAATCTGGCAAGAAATGGAAAGATTTTACTTTCCAACTGAAGTGATTGACTGTATGAACTGTGATGAGATAGACTAAATCATTCAATTACTAGCGAAGTACTGATTAACTAGTAAGATTTAAAGTCGTAGTTGACTACGTTTAGCGACTATAAAAAATGCGAATGAGTAAGTAGTGAAGGCGGCTGTAGTCCTCTGTGAAATACCAGTTAACTCCGAGTGATGACAATCAAGTGGTTCGAGTCCACAACTACTACAAAGGTAATTATGGTAAAGCGATACTGATAGCGACCGAATGCGCAGAAAAGCTTGGTGAGTTCGATTCTCACCATTACCACTAAAAATATAAAATTATGATAGAAGAATGTATGCGAAATACCTACGCGGTATTAACAAATAAGTGTATTATTGAAGATATTCTCGAAGATGAACCAACTTCGATGTTTTATGGTAATCCATTTAACATTACTCATGAAGATATTGATGAAATGGTAAATTTCTTTGAGAATACGGAAGAATACGAGAAGTGTAGTGAGCTTGTTGAAGTCAAAAAATACATAGATTTTGACAAGTTTCTACACAAATTAGGAGTAACTAACGGAGTAACTAACATATAAATACAAAATTATGCCTTATTTAAGTAAAAATATAGATGGACTAGTATACTCAGAAGAGTTTGGTGGTTGGATAGATGAGCAAGAAATGCATAATGCTAACGAAGAATACGACCAAGAGCAAAGAGAATACTATGAAATAGAAGATCAAGTGGATACTTGGTTGAATATGTAATGGTTGAGTAGCTTAACTGGATAAAGCAACAGCCTTCTAAGCTGTAGAGTGTGGGTTCGACTCCCACCTCAATCACAATATGAATACGAAACTAGTAAGATAATATAATTATGAAAATACGCAGAAAAGACATACAAACTAGAGACCCTTATTGGAAATTAGCGTCATTTAAGCGTGTTCATAAGAGTAAAAAGACTTATACTAGAAAGAAAAAGCATAAGAATAATGAATAAAATGAAAACAATAACAGTATTAGACTATGAAAGCGGCAAAGTCACTCAATATGATATTGATAAGTGGGGCATTGATGAGCAAAGAATAGAAGATTTTCTTTATGAAATAGGTCACAATGTGAGTAATTGTCACTGGATGGTACACGAAGATGCTACAATTTATGTAAAACAATATGAATAAAGTAAAAACAATGGAAGAAGCGTACCGAGTGTTTGAACTACTTGGTATCAAAGAAGTCACTAAAAAGTGGCAAAAAAGACAAGGTACTGAAGTGTGGGAATTACCATTTAAAACTATGTACTACAACGGTAGCACAGAAACTAATAGATTCTCGATCTACAAAAGTGGTTATGTACGTAAAATGGTAGTTCACCCTGAAAGTAA